TACTTTGTAGTAGCGCCAAACTGCTGTAGCAGTATAACTGGCGATACCTGCGGCCAAGATATCTGCCGAAGCCTGCACGATCACTGCGTCTGCGAAGGCAGCATCATTACCGCCCGTAACTCGCCAGCAGATCGTTTGTGCACCTGTATTGACGCAGGTATAGGCGATAGTACTGTAGGACAGCGTATCGATAGTAGAACCAGGTACGTCTGCCCATGGTGTAACGCTGTTCTTGCCGACAGGAGTAACTTCTTCTGCGACACCGATAATCGGTACCGCAAACTCCTTGGTCTTGGGTCCTATGGGAAGGTACGACATCCTAACCTACTTTCCGCAATCCGGTCCACGGACTATTTCGACGGTATTCTCAAGGTTACGCAACTCAACCACTTCACGAATGAGGCGAAGGATACGGGGTCGCAAACCTATACGAATAACCGGTATCGTCATAATACTAACCGATCTGTTCACGCGTATAATCACGCGTAGCTCCGGAGGTAGCAACGTGCTCTCGAGCCTGAGCTTGATAGTACTCAACACGAGACGTAGCAGCGCGAGCGGCCGTACTATCCATAGCTACCGCTAACTCATTCTTAGCTTGACGAATACTACGCTCAATAGCTCTCTCGTCTTGCTTATCTTGGTACAACTGAGCCTGCGCAGCGACTTCTTCTTCACTTTTCTCAGGATAGAGTTGAGTAATGCCTTCCTGATAAGCACTATACACGTGCATACAGTTAGGATGACCCAAGCCGTCTGCTTCTGCATCATCTATTGAAGGATACTCATTAGACTCACCTGAGATCGACAGTATCTCTCCTTCCCAAGGAGCGCAATCAGGACACGGCGACCCATCTTCGTTGACTATTACGAGGTCGAGACCGTTTTCCTGTAGAGTATCAAGATGACCTGCAATGGCTGCATTACGAGTACCAGCACTCAAAGCCATGGATGCGTAAGAGTAGAGGCTCCATCCACGTCCTATCGTATCGACGAAGCCGGTTACTCCCGACGAAGCGAAATCGTCTAGCGTACTCTGTACTGCTTGACGACGCGTTTGTGTACCGAGTAACTGTTGAGACACTCCCTGATTGACGGGATTCTCTGATAGCGCTACGGGTAGACCTGATGAGTCGATAAAGCCTGTAGACCCGGCAGTTACTGCCTTCTTGTAAGCATCCATAGCTGACCAGAGGATACGTGTCTCCGTAGAGTTGAGGTAGGCAAGCGTCTCATTCGTAATCTTCTCTACAGCACGTAGACCCCCGAGGCGATTAGTGACGGCTGTACCTCGTCCGATATCCTCAACGGCTGCCAGACCGCCTCGCTTATACGCTTCTGTCAAAGCTGAAGGAAGACCCGTAGCTACTTCTTGACGCAGGTCTGTAATGAGCTGTAGAATCTCGGCACGGTAAGACTGAAGCTGTGCGAGTTTCTTCGTAGCCCAATAAGGCTGCTCGATACCCTTCTTCAGGTTAGAAGCGATACGTTCCATCATGAGCCGTTCACCTTCAGCGTACAGTGCGGCTATGGCACGAGCTAGGTCTTCAGCTGTGGCGCGAGATACGGGCATCTATTACGCCATTCCCTTGGTATTAGGCTTGGTCTCTGGAGACAGCAGAGGCTTGACTGTAATACGCGGGAAGTTGTCGACAGGCTTACCGTCCGGACCTATGACGGCTTGATGAGTAGGAGGTGGAGTAGCGTCTTGTGCGCCTGAGTGTACAGGCTGTACATTGATGCCTTGCTCATCGCGTATGATCTTGACTTCCCTTTTGATCTGCGTAGTAGTCCAATCGGGGTGAAGGATAGTCACCTTCTGCTCGATCGAGGCAGCACCTGCAGTATTCAACAGATTGACTGTATTAGCTCTAGTCAGGAAGTCGACCTTCTCATCGTCTTCCCAATCTACGGTAACCTCTACTTCTTCGTCGAGACCGCCCTTACCGTAGACGTTGTACAGTTTACGAGCCATGGTCATAGCGTCTTCCCAGGCGTTACCAAAGACTGTCTGACGATCGCGTGCTTTAGCGATGAGACCCGCGCGCTGTTCCTTCAGCGTACCTTCTGCAGCGACCTGACCTGTGAGCTGGAAGTTCGAAGTTGGGGTACGCGTAAGACGTGCAATATCGAAGACGATCGTCTCCTTGAGCGCGATAAGTCCTGTGAGATCTGCGGCAGCGATAGAGCCAATCTTACCTGCCGGGTCTGTAATGTAAGCCCAGGAGCCTGGAGCTAGGATGGAAGTATCAGGCTTACCGCCCGTCATCGTGTAGATGGGGAAGCCAGCAGTATCTGCTGCGGCTAGTAGGTCGATCATGGATTTGTTGAGAGCGTTCGCCATCGGCACAACGTCCTCTAACTCGGACTCACCATAGCTGTAGCCTTGATCTTTGTTGCGGAAGTGTATAACGGGGATACCCAACGGCTTGCCGCCCATGTCCCCCGTGTCGGTCCACGGGATAGGCCAAGGCTGACCGTCCTCCTCGTGCTGTTGCCACGAAGTACCTGTACCCATATCGGTGTACTTCTCGATACGGTCTGGGTAGTAGAGATTCGTACGACGCGTCTTGACGTAAGCGCCGGAAGTGACGTACCAACGCTTGATCGCGACGACAGGCATCATGCGGTGTTCATCACTGTAAACGATGTGAATGCCGGATACGCCATCGTAGGCATTCTCTTGCATGAAGCGCGGTCGCTCTCCTTCATTATCCCAATCAACGAGCAGATACGTGTCCCCATCGCGAATACTAGCCAGATGCACGACTTTCTGTTGAGCATCCATGCGACTACGTTCCCACCAGTCGACTAGGAGGTCGGGCTGATCGTCACACTCGAACTTAGCGACGACCAGCTTCTCAGCTAATCCATCTACGACGATCGGACAGAAGTTCAATGAGAACTCCTGGTCAGGAGTCAACTCGAGGAACTTACGCATACGCTTCGTGAGCTGAGTAGTATGTTCGCCTTCGTAGTAGTTACGGAACATGGCGTACTTCTGGGAGCGCTCTTGTTCCTGCTCCTCGAGCCAATTCAGGTAGCTTTGTTGCACGATAGCTGTACCACCGGGCTGAGCTTGTCGAAAAGCATCTAGGAGTACGGCCATCAGTTCGTCCTCTCACGTGGAAGCAGCAGAAACCAGACACCTGGGTCTAATGCGATATCTTCGTCTACGCTACAAGACCAGAACTGCGCTAAATCGGCTACATCGACGGAAGCGTCTACGAGTATCAGGCTAAGCATACTTCACGCTCCCAGCTTCATAGCGATTCTGCATGGCGAGTTTCGCGAAAGCACCAGCGGCAGCGTCTACCTGGTCATCGTAGGGCCCATCCGGGAAAGCGCATAGTTCAGATAGGAACGTAGAGTTCCAAGCGCCGGCTACTAGCTTTACATTACCGACTTCACACTGAGCAGCGAACGGATTAGCGCGAGTTACCTTGGAGCCTGTAACGGTCTCTGCATGAACGTCGTAACCTGCGAGATCGCTAACGGAAGACATCGCGGATTCTTTACCACCGGAGCCTGGCTCCTGCTCCATCCAGACAGAGTAACGGGGGTAGAGCCCTGCGTCTAGCTGCGTCACCTGTTCGACGACAGTCTTACGCTGCGCAGGACTCCACTGTCCCCGTTGTACATCGATGACGTAGAAGAGGCCTGCACCTCGCCCAATCAAGACGCCAGCGGTGTAATCTCCGCCGTCTTCTGTAGAAGCTTTATCCCAGTAACGCACCCAATGAGTGAGGAACGTAGGACGCTCTGAGAGTACGGAGCCGAACCATTCACGCTTGAAGACGTTACCGGAAGGCAGTACGTCCCAGTTACCTTCGAGCAGTTGCGCGCGAGTAACGGCGTCTAGTTGATTCAGGCTGCCTAAGTACTCATCGTAGTCTAGGTGAGGATTGTCTATCAAACGGGCAGGAACGAAGAGCCGATTATCATCGTCGTGGTCGTTGACGAACCGCTGCTTCACCCATTCATGCCCGATACCACCAGGGTTACTGGCAGCGCGCATACGAATCGGGACACTACTACCTGCGAGACGGCGAAGCCTACTGAACAGGTAGCGGTATTGCACTTCGGAGAACTGTGTGAGCTCATCAAAGCCTACGAACTGAACTTCAGCTCCTTGATAACGATAACGATCGGTATCCGTCTGGAGATAACCGAAGGAAACGGTAGCACCACTGGGGAATGTCCAACGATGGTCCGCTTCTGACCACTTGGCGCCGGAGCCGCGCAGCCATTCATTAGCACGATCCATAATAGCGCCCGGTAGAGCTAGGTCTTGGTAAGTACGCCGGAAGAGGATAGCGGCATAACCGGGAACGTTGACGTATTGGAGTGCTGCCATTAGAAGAGCGTCGGTCTTACCTCCGCCGGCTGCTCCACCGTAGAGGGCTTCTGTGCAGTCGAGGTCTAGGAAGGCGCGTTGACGTTCTGAAGGCTCGTGAGGACTCCAGTCGCTGGTAGTATCTGCGGCTTCTGTACGGAGAATAACTTCGTCGAGGTCTTCAGCGTCTAGCTCTTGACGAATATCGATGACCGACATGTTCTCTGAGAGAGCAGAGAGAGCGTCGGTACTGATAAACGGGTTAGAACTGCTAGCCATGTGGACTGTTAGCCAACGTTTATTGCCGTTAGCTTCCTCTTCTGCAGCAGACTTGTAAAGCTTGGAGACAAAGTGAGAATCAGTAGCTTTAGTGGGCTTACCGTGTAGTGATGGAGGAGTATAAAGCAGGATAGCGTCGCCATCGGTATCGAGAAGTATAGAAGAGCCGGCTAGGTTCCAAGCGTCTTCATTGCCGAGTTGCCACTCATCGAGGATAAGTAGATCAGCGGGATCTCCACTGATGGAGGCTGCATCGGAGCAGGTCTTGGCCTTGAGACGTTGTGGCGACCCTACTAGTACGATAGTGCGGTCTACTTCGTTCTTGCGGAAGACGCCTTCGGTAAGAGTGTCGCGCAAGGCGTGGGTGACGATACGCCAGAACGCGGTAACTTGCTCGGTGACGGGGGAGGCGTAGAGTACGCGTTCACCGTTGAGGAAGCGATTGATAGCGAGGACAGCGGCGCCAGTGGTCTTACCGGAGCGCTTGCCTGCGCAGACTACGACGCGCTTGGTATTGGAGAAGGCAAAGGCAGCTTGCGCTGGATGCGGTCGAGGAAGATGCACGTTGACGCTAGGCATCGAGTTCCTCAAACTCGCCATCAATAATTTCTTCTGTGCCCGCGTAGACTACTTGTATCTTGATGGGCCCGCCCTCTTTGCCCGTAACTTCTTTGCGTTCGCGGTTCCAGCGATCAGGATGACGGCGACGGAGTAGCTCCATGCTGGCTTTCCAGTCATCGGGAGCGGCATCCACAACGTACCGGAGGAGATCGGACTCGGCCTTCGCCTCAGCTTTTAGTAGATTCTCATAAAACTCGTGGAACGGTCCCGACTCCTCTAACCGTCCACGCTTTATCCAGTTGATCAGGGTTTGGTTATTGATGCCCGCCAAGGATGCAGCTACCTTACGGTAGTTGTTTCGCTCTAATGCCTCGATGACGATTGTGGTGCGTTCAGGAGTGAACTTACTGAGGTGGTGGTTCTCGCCTCGCGCGGTAAGCTCTTCGTCGCGCTGATTACGTACCTTCAGCTGGTCCTCACGGACGTGATACCGCTTCTGCTGGTACGGTTCGATTTCGACGTGCTGCGGCTCAGCGCCGATCTTCTCGGACGCGTTCGATTTTTCTGGAACAACACCGTCACCGCCCACCAACTTCCTAACGGGGTAATTCTGGTCCGGCTTGCAAGTGGGGTAATTCCGGTCCGGTATCAACTTCCTAATTGAACCTTTACTGCGGATTTTGGAAATGTCCACTTACTGCACCTTCGGTTTATTTTGAGGACCCCAGGATGGCCTTGGTACCACGAAGTACACAACCCCCAGTACCACCTACCTAATACCAAACCCCTGGTCCTATCTGCCTGGTATTATGAAACAGGTACTAACTTACTGGGAGGGTACCGTACCTACATACTGGTATGAGGAGCTTCATACCACCTAACCTTTAGGTCAATACCTTAGTCTAAAACGTTTCACCAAAAGGGGTTCAATTACTAAGATGGTACCGATTGGACTACCTTGGACCACCAAACCCCAGGTCCTCACAGGGGTACCACCTTCATCGAAGCTGGACTAAAAAGGTCCTATACGTAGGTCAACCCGGAACCTTATTCCAATCCCAGTCCAGGACTGGGATCTTATACCAGAATATCCAGGTACTGGCTTCCTAATTCCAACATTGGTACTCCACAGGCTTCAAGATTCGAATGTTAGGATGGTGGTACCCCCTCCAGGGGAGTATGCTCCCAGGGTAGGTAGATCGTAGATTTTGTAGATTAGGACTAAGAGAGGAGTTGTAGGTAGATTGTAGATTTTGTAGATTAGGACTATGAGATGAGAGGAGTGTAATGACCGTCGACAAGACCAACGCCATCACCACGGACAGGATGGAGACCGTAGCCAACCTGACCATCAAGGTGG